GTGGACGAAGTGGACGAAGGCGTGCAGTTTGTCGCCCTCGTTGATATGCCTGCGATTGAAAAACCCTTCCAAGCCTTCGCCAAGACCCCGCAGCGGTTCGCTGAAACAGGAGAACGCAGGGTGCTGACTGGACCGCTGATGCTTGCCGATACGCCAATCTTCCGCAAGGACGACACCTATGGCGAGTACTATGTCGTTTTTGACAAGGCGACCATCCGCAAGATTGTCCAAAAGTACTTCAAGCAAGGGAACCAGCACAATGTCAACGCTTACCACAACGCCGAACTGGATGGGGTGTTCATGTTTGAATCCTACATCACCGACGCAGAGCGGGGCATCCTTGCACCCAAGGGCTACGAGGACACTCCCGACGGGTCTTGGTTCGGTTCCTTCAAGGTAGAGAACGACGAGGTGTGGGAGAATCGCCACGCCTTCAAAGGTTTTTCGGTGGAGGGGCTATTCGGGATGAAGAACACAGGCACGGAATTAGAGGTCGCACTCGCTGGCCTCGCAGACGACTTAACCGCTTTTTTGCAACATATCCAACCAACCTACAAATCCCAATAACATGAACCTGAAATCAGCCATTGAAACCCTGCGGACCGAACTCCGCAAGTTCACAACCCAAAAGCAATCCTTCGCCGACTACAAGTTGGTGGATGGTACTGTTGTCCGTGTGGACGGCGACCTCGTTGCTGGAACGCCCGTCTATGTCATCACCGAAGACGAAACCCTGCCCGCTCCCGATGGAGAGCATCAAGTTGAGGGCGTTGGTGTCGTCAAGACCGAAGGCGGCAAAATCACCGAAGTTGTCGTAGCCGAAGCCCCTGCCCCTGCCGAGGAAGTGGCCGTTGCTTCTGAGATAACCCCCGAAGTTGCAGGTGAAGTGGTGAGTGAAATCGCCGAAGGATACCCATTGGTGGACCCTGCGATGGTTGAAGAAATCGTTAAGAAGCACTTGGTGTCCATCATGGAGGAACTGAAGGCCGCCTATACTGAAATGGGCAAGATGAAAGAGAAGATGGCCTCCTTTGCCTCGCAGATGGAAACCATGACTGATATCGTTGAGAAAGTTGCCGAACTCCCTTCTGAAGCACCCAAGCCTACTGCATCCGCTATCGTGGAGCAACGGAAGGCATCAGCCGCCCAAAACTTTGCGGCCATCGCACAATCAATCCAATCCCTTAAAAACTCCAAATAACCTTAACCCCCTAAAAACAAAACCATGGCATTTTCTTTCGGAAACCTATCAGCCTACACCGAGCAGCAAAGGCTGCCCCTCATCACCAAAGCGGTATTCGCCGCTCGTTCTGCTGCCTTGTTCACCAAGCAGGTGGGCATCAAGTCAGCCGCCGCCCTTAACCTCATGGACACCGATGCCAACATCGGGTCAGGAACGGTTTGCGGTTGGTCTGCAACAGGCAACACCACATTCAGCCAGCGCAACATCACCGTCGGCGTAATGAAAATCCAAGAGGCTCTTTGCCCTCGTTCGCTTGAGCAGTACTGGATGCAGTCACAGTTGACTGCTGGTAGCCAATACGACGGCGTACCTTTTGAGCAGGCATTCAGCGAGCAGAAGGCTCTCCGTATCGCCGAGGCTTTGGAAACCGCCATCTGGCAGGGTAACTCCTACTTCAGCGGTGTCAACCAACTGCTGAACGCTGCATCGGGTTCTACCGTTCTCGCCAACGCTTCCTCTACCACTTGGAACCCAGTATCGGCTTCCGTTGGTATCACGACTTCCAATGTCATCAGCATCTTTGACAAGGTGTACAATGACATCCCACAGGCTATCTTGACCCGCAACGACCTCGTAATCTTCTGCGGATGGAATAACTTCCGTACCTTGATTGGAGCCATGAAGTCGCAGACGGGTGTCATGTACAACCAAGTTGACTTGCAAGGTTTGGCCGATGGTGATATCATCTACCCTGGCACGAATGTTCGCATCGTTGCAGTCCCAGGTTTGACCTCTACCAACCGCATTGTTGCAACCTACCTCGGCAACCTGTTCTACGGAACTGACTTGTTGAGCGACGAGGAGAACTTTGAATTGTGGTACTCCAAGGACAACGATGAGGTTCGCTTCCAGGCAGCCTTCAAAGCAGGCGTGCAGTTCGCCTATCCCGACTTGATGGTTGACTTCAAATTGGCCTAAGTGTAAGGGGGGAGGGAAACTTCCCCCCGCTTTTTTATTCTTGCAACTCCTAAAATAAAAATACACTATGTCCTGTTCACTCACCACGGGCTACGCCCTCGGATGCCGAGATTCAGTCGGCGGCATCAAAACGATTTATGTACAAGCCTTTAACCCAACGGGTTCCGTGAACACTAACGGAAGCGGAACGGTCACAGGCTTCACGGGTTTCTCATCGGGATTCTACGAGTACGACTTGACCAAGGCTACCTCTTCCATGACAGAAACCTTGAACGCATCGGTTGAGAACGGCACCTTATTCTACACTCCCGAAGTCACCTTCACCATCAACAAGTTGCAGGTTGCAGTCCGCAATGAACTGCGCCTCTTGGCTCGGAATCGCTTGCTGGTCATCGTCCAAGACAACAACAACCGCTACTGGGTGTTGGGTGCTGCGAATGGCTTGGAGGCATCTGCTGGAACCGCTGGAACGGGTACTGCATTCGGCGACCGTTCAGGCTACGAGATGACGCTCACGGGAATGGAACCCGACCCGATGCTGAACATCGCAGCAGCAACATTCTCTGCGCTGACCGCACAAATCAGCGGTTCGTAGAGTATCTTTGACCTGCGGTTCTCATACGCCGCATGGTTTAGTGGTCAGGGGCCATCTCGCAAGGGGTGGCCCTTTTTTTTATACCTTTGTTGTATGAGAATTTGCATCGTTTACAACGCCCACCCAACGGGCTGCTCGTTCTATCGGCTGGAAATGCCGAACGCTTACCTCGGCGACAATTACACCGAGTTTGACTATGTCTGCGTGGACAACATCGCCAATGTAAAAGATGAAGACCTTAAGACGGTCGATATATGGCTTTTCAATCGCTTGTGGTGTCAAGGTACCTTGGACCAAATTCGCAATGTTTACAAGGCTCTCACGGCCTTTGGCGCCAAGGTCATCTTGGACCTCGACGACTACTGGGTGCTGGAGAGCGGGCATATCATGTATCGGCACTATTTGTCCACCAAACTTGACGAGCAGATTCGGGAGCATATCCGCTTGGCTGACCATGTGACCACGACGACGGAACACTTGGCGCAGAAGATTCGCCTGCTCAACAAAGCGGTGACCATCCTGCCGAACGAGCCGTACGAAGCATATCAGCAGTACTTGCCCGACACGACGGCTGAACCCGAACCGCACCTGTTTAAAATCGGATGGTTTGGAGGGGCGCAGCATCAGGAAGATATCGCACTCGTTGAGCATTCGTTCGGCCTGCTTGCCCACGACAAGTCGCTGGATGGGAGATACAAAATCTACCTTGGCGGGTGGAACGACAACAACCCTGTTTACGACGATTACGAGCGGATGCTTTCCTGCAGGGGGGTGAATAAGAACTACGGACGCATCCAAGCCGCTGACATCTATTCCTATGTGGGCGGGTACAACTTCATCAACGCAACCATCGCACCCTTGCGTGATACCAAGTTCAACCGCCTCAAAAGCGAACTGAAAGTGGTTGAGGCAGGCTGGATGGGCAAGGCTATCATCGCATCCGAAACCATCCCCTATACGGACATTCTCGTCCACGGCCACAACGGGCTTGTGATACCCTACGGCAAGAAAGATGCTTGGTACAAGGCGGTCAGGAAATTCGTCAACGAACCCGACTACGCTCGCTCCCTTGCCGTGCAGTTGTCCAAGGATGTCCGTGAGCGGTTTGACATTACCAAGACCGCCGAGCGCAGGGCTGAACTCTACCGAAGTATCGGGCGCAAATTGTGAAATTCGGGCGCAAAGTACATTTAGGGGTAGAGTGATATACCTATCCCCCAACACCACGAACACTATCGTCGTCACTTGGACGCAGCGGGCCTCATCGGGCGACCGCTATATCTTGCGCCTCACCAACATCGCCAAGAACTCCACGACCGACTTCACCCTGCTGAAATCGGCCAACCTTTCCAACTACACCGAACGCTATGACAAATTTTCGCTTGCCGTGGGGTCGCTTGAAACAGGCTCGTATCGTTATGAAGTTTACGATACCTCTTCCACGGTTAGCGCAGCCGTTGCGGTGGTTGAAACGGGCTTGGCGTATGTACAGGTAGTTTCCCTGACCTTCAACACCTTCGCAAATTCCATCCAGTACACCGTCTTCGGTTCGTCCGACGAGGGTGTCTTTGACCAAACCTTTGACCAATCCTTCGCATGAGCGTACAAACGAGAACCCAGTTGCAGACGAGTGCCGCAACCATCACCAACGAAACCGCCGCAGGAGCGAACACCGCCGCCCGTGTGGGTGGACTATTCGACGACCTTGCCGATACCGCCACCCTTGACATTGAGCGTGGCGTTGCGAACCTTTACCTCGACGAGAGCAAGAACTTTACCCCGACCCAAGGGAGTGCCGTCAAGTTGACGACCCCGCTCAAATCGGGACTGCTTTCAACCTACAACTTTTCACGGACAACCACATCGCTGACCTATACAGGGACGACGAGTGCGGCTTTGCGGGTGTCGTTGAATTTGGTGATTTCGCAAGTCAACAATGCCCAAATAAAAATTTACATCGCCAAGAACGGCAGCATCATTGCGCAATCCATGGCTGACCTGACAACGACCCACATCAACGGCCATGCGGTGTTTACCGAAACCGTCCTCCAAGGTGCGCTGAACGACGAGTTCACTATCTACATCAACGCCGTTGACCATGCGGACACTATTACGATTTCGGCCCTATCCTTCACCGTCCACACGCTATGAGTATAAAACAATCATTCACCCAATGGCTTGGGATTGAGCATAAAGTCCCCGTCATGCTTGAAAACAAAGCGGGCAAATACATCACCTACGGAGCGTTCAACGAATACCCCTACTACCTGCTGGACAACTACCGCCGA